GCCATGCGCGAAGCAGAGGCAGAAATCCACGGCCTGCGCCGGTTGTTTCAAGAGGATGCATGCACATGCTGAATGAAAAAAATCTTGCAAATGGCTCAGAACTTACTGCTGAAACGTGGGCCGACTTTGTGGCACGCATGCACCATGATTGCAAAGGCGATGGCGTAAAGCGCCACTACACCGCTGATGCTGTATTCCTTGTTGAAAAGCGTGTGTGGCAGGCCGTACCAGAAGAACTTTCTCCGGCCGGACTCCACACTCTACTACGCACAAGAACAGTGGGAGTTTGTCTGTCAACACATGACGCGAGATGCCGCCGATGCGTTCATCAAACGTAAGGGTCATGACTACCGCGAAGGTCTGCGAGTCTACGTTGATGCAACTAGCTATAGCTGGGAGCTAAACACCATCAAGGCGGCGATTCTTGATGGAAGAATTGGATTTATTGCAAAGGAAAACAAATGAACGCAGATACACGATTCATCGCAGAAAAGCTAAACATCACTCTAGAAGAAGCACTAAAGATCCAAAACTTCCTAGACGATAACGCACTTATTGATTGGTCTAGAGATTCTTTCGCAAAGATTGAAAGATTTGCTAGAAAAGTTGTAGCAAGCGACTTCGCAGAATACATGGGTGCATAATGACTTACACAATCACTCTTACAGAAGAAACCGTAAAGCAAATCATCTGGGCTGTTGACCTAATGGAAAACACTTTAGAAGGCATCTCAGATCAGGAACTTGCACAAATGAACATTGAGATTAATCGTGAAGAACTTTATGCTCTTGCAGAAGTTTTGGAAGAAATGATTTCAGCAAAGGCAGGTGCGTAATGAATACGACTGAACTATTTTTACAGGCAGTCAACGCTTATAGAGCGTGGGTAAATACAGGTATGGATTTCAAAGACTTTACACACTTGTTCCTTGAGTGGGATGAAGCGGTTATCGCATATATGTCTGAAGCAGGCGTTATAAAGCTGTTATCTAAGGGTATTTAGTGATGGTTACAGCCACCCCAGACTGCCTTGTGGCATAAACCTTACTTATGTCCAGTTTTACGACCTGTGAATCATCCTTCCACACCCCTAGAATCTCCCCACTCTTAGATCTAGCGGTTATCCCATCCAGGAGCGAACGTGCGAGTTTATCCACATCGGGTGGGACTGTGGGTAAGGCTCGCTTTACTGACGGTCTGCGAGTGAGATAGAAGACTGCTTCAACCTTTACTGCACCTTCAAACTTAGAGTCATCCCCACTAGCCTTCATCCCCTGAATAACGGCTTCAGATACAGCTTTTCTCCAAGCAGGAAGTTTGGGTGAACTCTCAATAATCATCGGAATACTATTACCAGCTGCACTCATACGAGAACCAACGTATTTCTTAGATCCTTGTGGTGCAGGGTCAACACCGAAGACGGTAAAGCTAAAACTATCTCTTGCCATAATGATTAAGGATAATCACACTCCAGAAGAAAACCCCTACCGCTCCGTTTAGGAACGATAAGGGTTGACTTGTGTTCAAAGAATTAACGATAAGCAACAGCCCAATCAGATACCCGATCAACCATTGCTTCATCTATTCAGTTTAGAACGATTAGAAGGGAGCAGATGCTACAGGTGCTACAGGCTTCTCAACTTGAGCGTTATTTACATCAAGTTTGACTTTTCTTCCTGGCTTGCCTGTCTTATCTTCAAAGTCTTCAATCTTCGTGCTTAGTTGCCCAAACACAGTAACTTCAGACTCAACAGCAAGGTCGTGAGCTACAGCGAACCATACAGTCCAAGTGCGAGTGTAATCTTCACCTGTAGCAGACTTGTAAGACTCAATGAGCGACAAACCCTGATTGCTTGCCCCAAATACTTTTGAAACTTTACCTGAAACTTTTACAACAGCCATTTATGGATCTTCTTTCTTGATTTCGTAGGTTGATTATTTATGTTTTGTTTTGTTGCAGAAATAGTTTAGTGCTACGGTGCGACAATGTGTGAAGGGTTTACACAATCACGATGCCCACAAATCCGATAACCAGACATAACCGCACTGCCATTACTGTCTATCGGGTTTAGGTTGTTATCTAGTAAGCCCTGATGTGGAGTGCAACGAAGTTTCCCATACTGAATAGTTACCGCAGGTTTGACTCTGCAGCTAATACACTTTAGATCCCTACGACCACGCTTCTCTGCGTTTACAACCCACTTGAACCCACACCTGCAACACTCAACCTGGTTATCTTGCATTAGGCAACTCCCTTATCCTGCTCCTTGAACCATCAAACAAACTATCAAACATACCTACAGCCCCATGCCTGTTCTTCACCACATCCATAACCAAAAGGGACTTATTCCCGAACGCTAAACGGTCAGGGTGCAAGCCCTTAATAATGTCTGTATCTCTAGCAACATCAAGCTCTGACTGCTTACGAGAAAGCATCACAATCACATCCGCATCCTGCTCAATCTGCCCTGAATCACGCAAATCAGAAGCATTAGGTCTATCTTCAGGTTTGTTATCAACCCTACGATTCAACTGGGCTAGAGCAACAACAGCCACATTAAACTCTTTCGCCATGTTCTTTAGATCAATGCTAATCTGACTGACCTTTTCATAAGCAGAAGCCTTTGGGTTGCTCGCAGAAATCAGCTGCAGATAATCCACCACAACAACTTCAACATTACGTTTAGCCTTCACCGCAACAAGATAAGAACGCAGCTGTGAAACAGTCTGACCACCCTTATCTGCCACGATAAGTTTGTTTTCTACAGTGCGAATCAACTCACCCACTTTCAAACGCTGATCTGCAGTCAAATCACCCTTCTCAAGCAGGCTCAAGTCAATGTCTAACTCCCCTGCCACAACACGCTTCAACAAATCCGTCTTATCCATCTCCAACGAGAAAAACAAGACATCTTGATTACGAGCAATCTCCCAAGCCAACTGCAAACCCACAACAGTCTTACCCACACCAGGTCTAGCACCAAACACATACAACCTTGACTGCTTTAAACCCACAATCAGATTATTCAAGCCTGCAAAACAAGTCTTAATCAACGCCTTCGGAGATAAGACATCGTTCAGCATAAGTTGCAAATCCCACGCCAAATGTGGAATCTCAACAGCCTGAACAACCTTCAACGCATCCAGCTTCGTTCTTAGAGTATCTATACGCTCCGAAACATCACCATCATCAGCCTGACTCTCCAACGCAATCTGCACCAACTGCCTAGACACACTCTGCTCAACAACCTTAGAAACATAAAACGGTAAATGGGCAGGAACAAAAGCAAGCTGCAGACTATCTAAAACCCTTTGGCGAACAACAGGATCACTAACACGCTCCAACACCAACCAAACATCCAACAAACCCTTCTCCGCATAAACAGCCTGCATCACAGAATAAGCCTGCCTAAACCAAGGGGAATCAAAATCATCAGGCTCAAGCTGAACATCACGAAAAGAGATACCACGAGTATCAAGCAAACAACCCACAACAAGTTCTTCAAAATCAATCGTAGAAGTCATCACATTTCCCTTTCAGCCTGCGAAGCAGCTTTGTCCAAACATACCCACCAACGAGCTATACGAATCTCATCGGTATAAGCAGAACTGCAATCGTAGCTCCCTGCAAAGGTATTCAGCAAATCAGACACCTGCAACGGAGTCAAAACACCTGCAACACGATCACAAACTTCATCATAAAAGGCGAAGCAAAAGTGCTATCAAAAACATCTTTTTGCTTAATACTGTTTCCTTCTGTTTCATTACTGTTTAGGGGGGTGATATTCAAGGGGTATTTTTCGTGAGTTTCGGGGGGTATTTCCTGTGAGTTTCGGGGTGAGTTTCGGGGTGAAATTAGGGGGGTATTCTTATCCAAACCAGGTAACAAAATGGCATAACGATTTGCTCTTTTACTTCTATCTGAACCCTTGACCCACTCAAGTTCGCCTAACTCTTTTAAACGCTTTAGAGAGCGATCAACAGTATCAACATTGCACTTCAGCAGCTCTGCAAGTGTTTCCCTAGTCGCATACATACCCTTCGGCTGACGAAACTTCACCAACGCCAACAGGATCAGTAAATCATTGCCCGAAGCCTGACTGTTCTGCCAGACAGCTTCATAATCTTCAAACTTGTATCTTCTCGCCATTTTGTCCTATTCTTCCTATATCTTTACATCTTGCAAAAGTAGTTTTAGAGCAAGTTCAGCCTGTTGAGGAACAACACCATTACCACAAGCCTTCAACTGATCGTTACGCTTCAAACCCAAATCATCTGCAGTAACCCATCCTTCAGGCAAACCCATCATCCATTCAACAAAATCTGCTGAAAGTCTATGCGCCCCATACTTACCATCAGGCTTAGTAGGAGCAGGCGCTTTGCGAGTAATAGCTTCCCATCTACGGATAGCAGGCTCAAACTTACCCCAATTCAAAGAATTCTCAGCTAACCAAACCTCACTAGCCAAAGTAGTCCTACGCTCCTGATTATGACCAGTATTCTTAGCATCATCAACCTGCACAGTAGGCAACAAAGTCACCTCAGCGTTATCATTACTAATCGTCTTAGCAACATTACTCAACCAAACCTGCCCATTCTTACCCTTAGTTTCAGCATCCTGTTGAGCAGGCGCTTTACTTCCCTCACTAGCAACAGGCGTAGGCAACAAAACATCATGTTCAGGTAATTCACTTTTTAAACGCTCATAATCATTAGCAATAACATCACTAACCTTCAAACCATTACCAGCAGCCAAATCAGCTATTTGATCCTGCAACATTGGCATACGACTATCAGCAACCTTGCGTAAATAACTTCTGGCACAACACCCACCATCAAGAACAATAGGGGTCAAAAAGTTATTGTTTTGGGTAGGCGATGATAAAGACTCTAAACCTGTTATGGGGTGCGCCTGCATCTGCAGCCCGAATACCTGTCCATCTCGCATCATACCCGATATCGGAAAGATCCCCAAGAACGGCTTGAATAGCGGTGAAAACAGGTCTGCATCCAAGATCTGCCAATACTTCA